CTAATATTCCACCAGCATTTGTCTCAAACTTCTTAGCGTTGTCATATCGAAGCTCTACACCAGCATCATGGGTAAAGATAGCACTTTGTTCACCTGCTTTAGCTTCAATATAAATATTAGATCCGTCATCATCATTAACATTATTTCTGATGTATAAATGACCTGTATTATTATCTATAAGACTGGATGTTCCATTATGGTAGATTTGTAGATCCGATCCTGTTCCAAATGTAGCTTTATATGTATCCTGCCATCGCATCATATCAAGACTACCATCCCATATAACTTTTGATACACCACTCGATTCCGATTTAAATCTAAAATCTCCTCGAACTTCTGAACCAGTTGTATTACTTCCATCTATTAAAACACCTGTCGAAGTCGTAGCAAACATCTTAACGTTGTCGTAATAAAGTTCAACGGCTCCATCCCCAATAAACTGAGATAGAACCTCAGCTGTACCTTGTTTCCTGAAAATAATATGATTTGAATCTACATAGAGGGCACCTGTCCCTGACTCTTCTATGAAAGAATTAGATCCATTGTGAGATATAACTAAATCATTCCCTGTCCCGAAACGAATCTGCTCGTTGTCTAATAAATCTAGAGGATAGGTAACACCTCTATCGTCAATTTTAGTGAGTGCCATTGTTGTGAATTAGTTGAATGGTTTATGCACTCTCAGGTGCAATAATTATTTGTAAGATTTTCATTTATACCTCATGTACTAAATGCCCTGAGAACCAAGTAGCGTTGTCATAGCCCTCCATATTTGCATCAACATCAACAGTAGTGTTACCACCATTTGTTTCTATTCTCACTTCAACAGTTTGATTAGCATTTAAATACACATCTCCAGAAAGCATAAGTCCAGCATTGTTGCCATCTGTTTGGTTCCAACCAACACCAGGAGTATTAGAGCTATTGCCACCATCGATATAAAAGGCTATTTCAAATCTACAAGGAGAAGAGGGAGTACCTACTCTGACCGCAGCATCAAAATGATAAACACCATTTACAGGAGAAGTGAATTGAGAAGTAGTTGTATTGTAATTGTTACCGTAGTCATATATCTCAGTCCCGTGATTAACTTTTGTAGGTACATTATCAGCGATGCTTTGACCATTACTAGCTGGTCTTGCTCTGAAGGCACATCCTGTAGTTTGCTTTAGTCTTCCTGTTACGGTGACACCAGTGCTAGTTGTCTCAAACGTTTTAACGTTATTGTAATAGAGATCTACACTACCATCTCTAGTAAACGTAGCCATAGTTTCATTATCATTAGCATTCTTTATTTCTACACCAGTTGCATTAATAATTAGATCACCTGTACCCGCATCTTTTATGTATGAATTAGATCCATCATGGTAGATTTTCAGATCATCTCCAGTTCCAATTCTAAGCTCCCTAGAATCAGGTAATTCTAAATGTCCGTTATTAGTTATTCTTAAACTGTCAACTAAACTTCCAGCCGATGCTGTTCTAAATTGGATCGCACCGTCATCTTTGTTTGTAGTGTCAGCTCCAGTCTTAAATAAAATTTGACCAACTGATGTACCATCCCAGGCTGCACGAATATTTAATAGATTTTCGTCTGCACCAGTTCTATTAATATCTGCATATAAGGCTGCATAGTGGGCACCAGAAGCAGTAAGTCTTATACCATCCTGTGCTGCAGTAATAGGGATACTAATTCCGTTTGAAGCAGTCTCAAACTTCTTACTATTGTCGTAAAAGAGTTGTACAGCACCATTAGGATCACATTGAATACTTTGTTCATCATCCTTTGCTCTAAGAACTATATGATTACCACCAGACCTTATATATAAATTACCAGTAGCATTATCTATATATGAATTAGATCCATCATGGTAGATCTGTAGATCATCACTATCTCCGAGTTTTAACTTTTTACTATCAGCTAAATCTACATCTCCTACAAAAGTAGCGTTACCTGTATTTGTAAGCGTGAATTTTGCATCACTACTCCCTCCACCACTATTACCAACGCCTATAAAGAAGGAATCTGCACTAAGATCATCTGAATCACCACGACCCATCGCCCATTTTGTTGTTCCGGCTGACCTAAATCTAAGAACTGCTCTTCGATTTGCTGCTGAATCTATATCAATATAAGTGTTACTACCAGTAGCATCGCCAATATATAAACCATCGTCACCTGCGTTATCAATAAATAAATGTCCAGTTATCTTCGTACCCGTGCTAGTCGTCTCAAGCTTCTTACTGTTGTCGTAATAGAGTTCAACGGCTCCGTTATTAAAGGCTTTAATTCTATATTCATTTTGGTTTTGATTTGAGACTAACCAATTACCATCAGTTTTCTGTATTATCTGACCGTTTGCTACCGTATTAACTAGGAATAAATCCCTCTCTGTTTCTTTAATAATTCCATCATTAGCATTATGAAAAATTTCTAAATCATTACCTGTCCCAAAACGAATTTTCTTATTATCTACTAGATCTAAGTTAGTTGCTATCTTATCTCCTGTTACGGCTCCACTCATCAATATGTCTGTATCTACTGTGTTGTCACTTGGAGTTCCAATATTGACCGTTGATCCAAGAACAACTGCGAAGTGGGTATCTGTACTAGCTGGTGCAGCAGCAAGCTTTACTGTGCTTCCACTTAACGCAAACCCTTCTGACGGTGTGGAATTACCTGCGTTTGGACGTTGAAGAACACCATTAATACTTAAAAGGATTTGTTCTGCACTAGAAGGTGCATTTGTAATTGTGAAATCTTGAAGGGTGCCATTAAACGCAGGACTTAAAGTTGATATATAGAAATTACCAATGGATTGAACTTCACCAAAACTTCCTACTGGAGTACCATCATAATCTCCACTGTAGACATACATCTTTCCAACATCTTTAGCCCAGACCAAATCACCATCATGGTTCGTTGAACTATTAGCAGCAGGTAATGTATTCTCTACACGATACCTTTCGTTGAAATTATTTATATCATCTGATAATTGTTTAATATCATCTTCTTTTCCAAGGATCTTATGGTAATTATAAGTTTGGCTAGAGCCGGTAGAACTGACCATTAAGCCAACACCAGCAACTAAGGTTTCTCCTTGAAGACTGGAAGGAAAACCATTAATCGTTACTGTTGCACCACCAGATGTTCGACCTGTCGTACTAACTCCTGATCCATTAACAACAACTCCACCGGCATCACTAATCGAAATAACTACACCAGATGCAGGCTGAGTATTAGGGAAAGCAACCTCAGTAGCTACAACTTCAAGACCGCCAATAGGTGCAAGCTGTGCAGCGACATAATTAACTACAGCTTTAGAGGTAGGGAAAGAACTATCTGTGTCAGATAAATTAGTACCATCTTGTTTTGTTAGTCCATCAATCTGGTTAAGATCATTAATATCAGCCGTTAAAGTTTGATTTTCAGCTAATTTACTGGCCGTTGCCTGAACCATCCCTGTAAGGGTGTTTAGCTGATTAGCCAGTGGTTGCTTGTTATTGATCTGACTCTGAATATCAGAAGTGACATTCGTTGTGTAATTAATTTCTGTAGCAGTTGCGGAAATCGCATCAACTAAAGTTTTATTCGCATCAGTGAAAGCATTGGTATTGCTATTACTTTCGTAAGACGACTTGATTTCACTAGCAGATTGATCGGCGGTTGCGCTGGTTTCAATTCCAGAGAGCTTTGTTTTCTCTGCGTCTGTGTAAGCGTTGGTATCTGAATTAGATTCGTATGAACTCTTTATTTCCGTGGCTGATTGATCAGCAGTGGCCGAAGCTTCTATTCCTTCTATTTTGGTGTAATGAGCAGAAGACATGCTTCCTGCGTTAGACCCAGAAGAAGCTTGTAACTTCGATCCTGATATTGCTGCACTCGCATTTATATCTGTATTGGTAATTGTGCCATCAGAAATCTGTGTCGTTGTAATGCTTCCAGTGCGCTCCAGGTACGCTTTTGTAACTGCATCTTGTGCGCTAGTCGGATCAGCAAGATTAACAACTTTATTGCTGTTTGCATTAATGTTGCCTGTCATAGGCACACTTCCATCAGTCTTGAACTGTGTACCTGTCAATGTAGTTACATTGCTAGTCGCAGTATCAGAAGCAGTCTTAGCAGCATCAGCCTTAGCAGCACTTAGCGCCTGGCGGTCTTCTAATTCCTGGGTACAAAAAAGAGTCTGTTTATCTGAGTTATTTAACGAATCTGCAATTAAGTTTGAACCATCTGCATAAGGAACAATCTGATCATCATTTGGTGTCTGTCTTTCTATCGTGATTATTACTCCATTAGCAGGAGCAGTAACCAGTGAAATTTGAGTACCTGCACCATTAAAGGTGTAATGAGTAGTCTCTGATTTTAATGTTCCGGTGTTAGCAAGAATATCCCTTCCTTCGTAAACCTTTACGTGAGCCTTAAGGATATAGTTAAATCCAAGAGTGATAGGGCCAGTGGAAGACCCATTCCCTGTGAAGGTTACATAAGACTGGGCCATACGATCCTGTAATACTCAACAACCATGTAGCCCTATTGTGCCTTATTTTGTGGTTTTTTGCTAAACCCTATAGAGAATCTTCTATTCCCTCAACACTCTCTCCTGACAAGTCTGCTTCAAAATTAGTTTTTACCTGTTCATTGTTTTTGAAGTTCCTGTAAACATCTGCCGCTGGATGATCTGACATTCTAAAAGAATCTGCTGCAAGTATTCCGTAATATCTTCTAAGAGATCTCATTATTTTCATTGCATATTGCTCCTCTCTCTTGTGTGGAGGATGATCGGCAACACCAAAATCAGTCGTTGTATTTGGATTGTTTTGATATTTTTGGTATCTAGGACTATTGATGATTGATCTAGCTGCATCTATGAATTTACGACCTTTGCCGCTGCTATCTATTACATGCTCGTCCATTATCTCTAACAAATCAATTTCCTGGAAATCACTTCTATCTTTCTCGTATTCTCCATCTGTATATTTGAAGTCAAGATCAGAATCGTCGTATTTAGCATATTTAAAAGTTTGTTTTTCCATCGCCTCACTTGGTAACTTATCAACAATCTTTCCGTCTATTGGTTGTAGACCAGGGCCGATAGATCCATATATCTCGTTATATACCTTCTGCATATCATCATCCATTGGAACACCATCTAGCTTTTTGTCATAGAGAACTGGTGGAGCAATTAAAAGACCAAGCTGTTTAAGTTCTGCGTAAACCTTATCTTTTGGATGCAACGCTGGTTCATGCCTGTTGAACAAGAAATCTTTAATTCTCGTTCCCCAGGGATAACTAATATTCGTACCCAGCCAATCCTTATTCTTTCTGCTTCCGCCTGGCAAAACTCCCGTTAATCCAGTGACATCAAATCCTGCATTTCTTCCAAGTGCAACAACATCCTTTATGTATTGCATTGCTTTGCTTGTTTGCTCTTCTGTAAATAACTCTGCCTCGTAAGACTTCACATCTGAATCTCTATAGAAATTATATTTACTGCTATCTGTCACTCTTTCCGCTTGTCTAGTTAAGCCAATACCAGGAGTACGACCAGCGCCAATATATCCAGCTAATGACCTCGCTTTACTAACAGGATTAGCAATATTGAAATCGGCATTGGTCATAATTTCCATTATCTGACCTAATTGACCTACACCTGTATTCCTTTGAATATGACCAACCAAAACTGTCCAAATAGCATCTGTATATTCAATATCATCATGCGCCGATCTTGCTTGCAAAGCCCAAGCCTTATTCGCATCATGCAACAGGAACATCACACTAGCGACAGGCAAACCACCAACCAAAGGAATCCCATAAATAGTATTAGGTCGTTTTCCTTGTCTCTTTAAATCTGCTCTCCACATAGCTCTTTCTTTTTGATCTATTGGCCCATTGCCTTCTATTTGTCCTTGACTATCAGCAAGAAGGAAAAGACCCCAAACCTGAGAAGCGATAAGCAAGTCAGCCATTGATCCTGCTCTTTGTTTGCGAGTCATTTTTCCTAGTCTTCCAGTCACAAAATCATTAACAACACCAGCACCTATTAATCGTCCATCAAGCGAAACACCAGCGACAGGAGCTTGCAAATAAGGAACAGCTATATCTGCATAGGGCTGATTTTTTCTTAACTTATTCATTCCTTCGTATGCACCTTTCAAGTAATTCCCTTCCTGGGGTACTGATTGGAACCTATTACGAGCAGAAAATTCAGAAGCTTCTCTTACTACATCGTCATCCATCAAAGGTACTGGCCCTGAATAGTTATCTCTTACTCTTGTCTCCACGATCTCATCAGCGACAGCATCATCACTCATCACTCCTTCTGGGATGTTTTGTTCTTTTCTGTATGCCTGGATCTGTGCTTCAGTTGGATCTTCTTTATAGAAAGCCTCTTCCATTCTTTCGTTAACCCAATTATCAATATCTTTCTGATTTGGCTCCCTTTCTAACACCTCTTTCAATTCACGCTGAACTCCTTCTCTTCTTGCTTTCATTTCATACTCAGTTCTTAATTTAAAGTTCGTATAAAACAATCCAGCAGGGCCATCAGCCGCAGATAAAGCAGTAAAGCCTGGCCTTAATGTCATTGGATTTCCAGTCTTTTTATATAGCCATAGACGATGTGCAGCATGTGTATATCTAAACGCTCTTTCTGGATTAACCGCCCATTGAATTGTGTCCTTCATTCCACTGGGTTTATCTGGCGACAACAAGAACTCCAGGTCTTGCTTTCTCTCTAAAACACTGTCATTAAACTTTCCATAGGTTTCAACATTAGACGCATAGAAAGAAGACTTTCCTTTGTAAGTATCATTCATCGTTGCGATACCTCCTTCCTTTAATGCTTTAAACCCTTGGCGTAAACCTTTCCAATTCGCTTCAAAAGCTTCAAAAATACCTTCCTGCAAACTTGTTCCGTAAGGTCTATAAATACTATTTCTCAAGAACGTATGATATGGCCCATAAATTGCCATAACACTATTGGACTGAACAGCAAGCCCAATCGTTCTTAAATTAAATAATTGATGATCTTTAGCTAATAAATTTGTTATTCGTAGTTTCTTGTTTCGTATTTCTTCCCTGCCGATAGGCCTTCTTTTTTGTGGATCAACACCTTGAATCTTGATATTGGCAATTTCAAGAGCTAATTGCTCGGTTGCTTCTTTTGGTCTAGTTACATTATCTGCTGCTGCTTGCCATACCCTTGCTGTTGCATCAGTTTCAGGACTTACATCGTCTAATGTTTTATCAAGTATTCCTAATGAATTGGCATAAGAAACAGGATCAGGATAATTATCTGGATTAACGGCTTTTGCATCATCCATTAACTCCAAAACATCATCGCTAAACATATCCCCTTGCATCGCCTTACCTTGCTTGTGCCATTGGTTTCTATAGAAGTCGTATGCAGACTCAGACCAGAAAGCAATCTTTTCTGTGTTCCACATCTTCTCCAACATTTCCATTGGAACTTCTTTGTTTGGATTCGCCTCCATGAAGTTCTCTACTTCATAGAAAGTATCTATAAACGCCTCTCTACCTTTCTCGTTAAACCATCTTGCTCTCAATGTTTTCTCTAAAAGATCTTGAGTGCTATTTGGTACTGCTTGCAAATCAGACAACATATTCAGGACTTCCGTTGGAGTCCTTGCAGTATTCATTGTTGATGAAATATGTTTAGCAGCCTCGTAAGGATCAGCCTTTAAAAAAGCATATTGCTCTGGAGTCCCTTCCTTTCCAGCCTTTAAAAATGCTTGAGCTACATTCGCTATATCAACCACCATTTCATCAGGATTTGTCCTCATCTTTTGGACAAAGTTAAGCGGCTGATCTGTAGGAATAGATGAATACCCTTTCTTCTTAGGATCATCCATTGCTTCTCTAATTCTCTTCGCTGCCTGCTGATCCTCCATGTATTTAGCAAGCTTATCTCTAATGTCTTGCCACCTTGATTCTTCAGGGAAATCCACTGAAGCTCTTATCGACTCAATGCGAGCAATGTCCTCGTTGTTCTTTTTCTGTTCAGCTAATAAAGACTGACGCTTTTGGAATAGATCATCACATGTAGACATTAGAGGCATCCTCCTGAGTTGGCTTCGATGTCCCATCTGTTCATGGCTTCATCGAATTCTATTTTTTTAAAGAACAGAAATTGATTTACTCTTTCAGTTAGTTCAGGTATATAACGATGAGTGTCAGCATCAATACGACCTACATAAGAAGCTATTTGCTCTGGCGTTAGTTTCTGAACCATCGTTTTTCTCGCTATATCTCCACTGGCTGCTAACTCAAAAATATCTATATAAGTTGGATTCTTACTCAACCTTTGCTTTAATTTTCTACCGAAAGTACTGAGATACATTTTCAGTCTTTCAAACGCCCCTTTTAATCCTCCATCCTTAAGTTTCACTCTCCGATTGTTAAGCCACCAACCAAAAGATTCTGCCTGTATTTCTTTGTTAGTCATATTTTTTACAAAGGTTCCTCTGTTGTCAGTGATAATATCCATCATTTCTTTTATTGCAGTTGGTGCTTCTAATGCTCCTAAAAGCTTTTTGTTTCCTCTAAGATCTAACCAATCCTGAACAGAATGAAATGCCTCATGGTAAAGCACTTGTCGGAAAGGTCTTCCAGTTTCTAAAACACCTGAAGCTAAACCTTTGTAACGGTTCTGAATGGCTGGATACAGAGAAAGATATATCGAACCATCCATCACCTTCTCAGTCTCCGACTTCAGGTTTAGTCCTAAGAATTCACCGCCAGTCTTATGAGTCAGAGGATCTTTAGGATTACGAATCATAAAGGTCGCTCTTTGAGGATCCCATTTTGAAACTGCTCCAGCAGTAGCGTCTAAACCAAACATTTCAATAGCATCTATTTCGTCAACGATTTTTATATTTTCAACGGGAATACCTGCAATCTTTGAAGCCTCTTTCATTCCCTCTACAAGCGCTTCAGCATCGTCTCTACTTTGTCGTAATACATCTTTACTGCTGTCAGCTATCCTTCTACCCCAATCTTGTAATTTCTTCGCCTCATTCTTTTGTTTTAACGCCTCATTCCACATCATCGACTTCCTGGTAGCAGCCTCGTTATATTTCCCGCCAGTGAAATCGTTATCTAAGAATCCATACTCACTAGGATTAAAAGCTCCTCTTATTTTCCCGTCACCCCCTCCCCAGAAATCTTGATTTGGAACTGTTAATTCTAATCCTGTTGTGTTATCAGGAGAAGCAGAAGCACTGCCAGTTTTCTCTTTAACCATCTCTTTTATCTTTGCATGAACTTTCATTCCATGACGTTTTACTTCTGCTGGCGTTAATCCATATTCTTCAACAATCTTAAGTATCTCTGGTTCTCTAACTGAAGCTTTCTTTCCACTTCTAATAATGTAAGCAACCTGATCCAGATCCGACTCGAAGACTGGTGTTAACTGCCCATATCTAGGCTTCATTTTATTGAATCCAGGAGGGAGAGAAAAGTATGTGTATCTAGGATTTCTTTTCTTAGTTGCTCTTGCGTCTTTAAGTGATTGCATATTAAAAGGCTCTTTCTTTGTAGGCCCAAGCAATTCATCTGTCTCTCTTAAAGTTCTTGCATCTGATTCGGCTACTTTCTTTAAATTCTCTTTTAATTTTGTACTCAGCAAACCATTGTTTTTCTTCTCTTTAAACGTCATTGAGTCATATCCAGCCGCATCTCTTTTTGTCGCAATTCGATCTGCTTCCATCGCATCATCTATCTTTCCAAATTGACGAGCAGCGTTTTGCTCTGCCTCAACTAAAGAACCAATCTCTTCACTAATTTTTCCTTCTGCTAAATCATCAAGCACTTTTGAATAAGACAATCCAGTATCTTCTGGTATTTCAAAGTCAGGAGTTGAAGGAGGTCTTGCTTCTCCATTCTTAATTGCTTTCTTCAATATCTCATCAGTTAATTCATCATCAGTTGGCATCTTTCTTGCCATAACTGTTTGCTCTGCTTCAGGAGCTTTCACAGGAATTGTTGGATCTTCAGTAATTGCTTTAACAATTCTTGGATATATTTTTCTTGAAACTGGCCCTGTCTTTCCACCTTCTGACAGCATTATCGCTCCTTCGTTCAAGATCTTGCTGACTTCTGATTCCGCATACTTGTCAGCATTAAATTGTGTACTTAGCTGCTCTGCTATAGCTCTTTGATTAGCAGCCTCGGAAACATCAACATCTGTACCAGCGGTTTTAAGTCTCTCAACATTTGAGCCAACACGACTAAATAAATTCTTATCTTTTGAAATTGTTCTATTAATTGCAGAGGCAAGCTTTGCCTTCTCAATCATCAAATTAAGTTGTTCAGTATTACCAAAAAGATCCACCTGGCCATCAACAGTAGGAGCGTTCTTCGCCTGGAGTAGAACTTCTCTTAATTGTGATTCGGTTAGTTCTGTATCTTTTAAAATCTTATAAGCCTGCTGCATTGCGTTTTCATCTAGACCGCTGCCTCCAATAGCTGCCCCCTTTAACTCAGTAATATTTCCTTCAACGACATCCCTGAAAATATTGTCTGGCAATTTACTTAAAGCTAAACCTTTGGTGGCTGTCCCTGAACTAAGAGGAACACCTAATCCTGATAATTGATCTGGACTTGTGATCCCTTCATTTTTAAAGAAATTAGCTGCATCAACTCCAGTTCCTTTTCCTCCTGAGATATTTGCTAAAGCGCCTTGCGATCTTGCGCCTTCTGGTGTCATCGAATCTAAAACTTCAACTCGATAAGAAGGTATGCCTAACTTTTGACCTAAACCAAATCTGTTATGACCATCAACCAAGTTATAACCACCTTCGTTATCCTCCCAGACTTTTAAAGTCCCTTCCATTGTTGGGTTATACCTTTCAACACCTGCTAAAGAATCATCACCTAAAACAACTCCAGATTCAGGATCTACATTTCCTTTGAATTGGAATACTTCAGGGTTGACATTGATCTCATCACTTCTAAGAATCTTTCCTCCCATTAAACGGTTAGGCATCAAAACCTTACCTTCAGCCTCAAACGATTTAACGACTTCAACAATGTCTGCTCTTGTTGCTTGAGAATAATCTTTACCAGAAATATCTAAAAGTCTGTCTGCAAAAGCTGGACTGTTATTTGGATCAGCTAAAGATATTAAATTCTTTGTTGGTACTTTCCCTAACTGATTTGACCATAAAGTATCTGCTGTTGGATAAGAACCGATAGGAGCAGAGACATCTTCATATCTATAAACTTGATCTGGAATTTCGTTGGGTCTGTTTAATAAAGTTTCAATAGATTCTGGGACACTTCCTTCTGAATCTCTTATTTGAATCTTGTCATCGTAAGAAGCAAAATTAGATAAGGCTTCTTCTATCTCTGTTGTTTCTGGTGCGTTTAAATTTACATCGCCATCTTGTTTGTAAGTGGCTCCAAAAGCACCTTTCCCGTTCTCATCTATTTCAATAATACCTGAGTCAATTTGTCTCCTTACAACTTTGTTTCTATTCCTTTTAAATGAATTTGCAATTTTAGATCTAGTTACGTTTTTAAAAGTATCGGCAATCAGTGGAGAAACTCTTTTTGCTCCGCCTTCTAAAACCGCACCTGAACCCTTCATTCCAAAAAACATCAACGTATCTCCAATTGCATTTGGAACTATTGATTTCAATGCTGCTTCCGCATTGCCGTCAGCCTCCAATGCAGGATCTTTCTCGCCCAACAATAACGAGGCAAAACTTCCATAAGTGTTATCTGAAAGCAATGTATGTGGAACACCTTCAGCAATATTTAAAGCACCAGCCTTCAACATAAATTCAGAGAATCCAGCAAAGCCTCCTCTTTGAATCATTGCTGGATTCATTGCGTTCATCGCCTGACCCAACATCGGGTATTTAGTAGCAAGTTGAGATGTTGCCACTCCTCCAGCCATCCTTGATAGCAATGGCATCAAGTAGAAACTGAGCATCATTTGCGCTCTAGCGTTATCTCCCACCCGTTCCTCGTAAGTCATCTCACTTCGAGGCTTATGCTTCGTATTGGTGTAAATGTCCTCTTCAAACTTGTCAATACGAGCGCCCCAGGGCGTATCTGCTAGATCTTTTTCGTTTGCAAAATCAGCGACATTTCTATAAGCATCAGATAATAAACCTGCTGTTCCTAGCTCAATCGTGTTGCCAATATGTTCAGGGAAAAGATTAGAAGCGTAATGAATTACTTTTCCGTAAGCACCTCCAGATGGGCCATGAGGATCTTCCGCTCTATCCTTCATAATCTCTTGCCAGTCTTGACCTTCCTCTTGAAGCCACCCACCAAATCTTTTTAATCTTGGTATTGGGTTGTATCCACCTGCTGCTTCAAATTTATTCTTATTCGCCATTAAAGCGGCTGTATATAAATCCATCTCAGGATTATTTTCTTGTACTTCTTCAGCGTCATTTATAGAGACATGACCACCTGCCGCTCCTAATACTTTTGCGCCCTTAACTATGACACTATCGTTAATAGATTCCCACCAAGACTTTTCCTCTTCCTCATCTTGAGGTTGATCTACATTAATTAATTCGTCAGCCATGTTAAGAGGATCGTAGGATCGGAGCTTCGCCTGTAAGCAAAGCAGTCATGTAATTAGTTGAATAAGACAAAGGCCCACCTAAAGGAGATGCCTTTCTTATTGACGACTGAAGACCAGTCATCGCATTCATTTTTTGTAGAGTTAATTTCTTTTGAATAGGATCTATCTCAATTTCTGGATGATGTCTTTCTGCATGTTCAAAAAGAAATTCAACTACATTTCCGTTTGGCATTGCTCTTTCCGCTGTATTGATAAATGCAGTAGGCAAGCCTTTTAAACTTTTACTTTTTATGACCTGTTCAATCATCTTCCTGGTATCAGCCTCATCGTAAATAGGTGCTACTTTCCAAGCATCGTTATCAATAAATTTTGGATGAACAGTAGAACTTCTTGAAAAAGTTTTATACTGTGGTTTGCTAGATGTATTGGTATTACTGGTATTTTCAGCATTACCTCCTTCGGGTGGTTTGTAATTTGTATCTTTGATTATTGGTAATTCAGGTAATTTGTCTTTTGTTATCTCGTCAAATCTATCAATAAAATCTTTTTGAGTATCAGCAATAATTGCGCTTTGTTCTTCAGGTGTTAGCTCTGTTCTTCCTTCTTTTCCTTGTGCATCCCTAAAAGCACTTTGCAGCATCCTGTAAAACTCATCTTGAATCACTCCATAAGCTTGAGCTTTTATCGTTTCATAATTTGCCTTATAAGCTCTCCTATCTAACTTTAGTTCTGGATTATCTTTCTTGATTCCACGATTCAACGCCCCCGATTGTTCAGGATATAAACTTCCGACCTTTGCTTCTGTCACTCTCTTAACCGCAGTTCTAACTTCAGTGGCGTTAGTACCGCTCGTAAGTTCTTGTTGTTTCCTCTTGCTTAGATCAGAAACATCTTTCATTGTTTTCCGATATAGCTCTGCTAATTCTTGTTTTCCATATCCCTCTGCTTTTCCTCCAGCAAATAAAGATTGCATCCTTGTCCTTGCTTCTGCGGGGTCGTAGTTGATAGCTAATGTGCTTTCTAATTCCCCATAGACATCATCAATTCTCGATACCTTGAAATCAAATAAAGCAATATCTGTATCCCTAGCATCTATCTCTTTTAAAACTAATTTTTTCTCTGTTTGACTTAATCCATCACTATCAGCCATGAAAGCTGCAACAGCCTCATCATATTCAGGACTACCTTTGATTGTTCCTGTAATTGCATCTTCATGCTTATCCATCGCTACCTGCTTGTTAATCTCGAAATCTTTTTTATTTAGCTCATATTTAGCTTTTGATACTTTTACATTCTCTAAAAGCATCTCTGTTCCAAACCAATCGCCAGCGTATGTTGTCTCTGTTTCACCTTTGTCATTCTTCTTTTGACCAATAACTATCTTTGCAATCTGAGAAATAATTTGATCTTTATTACCAATATCACTTCCTCTAACTTTCCCAACCAAGCCAACAATTACATCCTTCTTGAACTCAGTAGGCTCCAATGGAAGACCAAGCTGTATAGCTTCTTGATTAAGAATATCTCCTAATAATGAAGGTAAATTTGTGTAATTCCCTGGGTTGGCTTCCAGGTAAGTTTGTGCAGTAGTGAATAACTTTGCCTGAGTTTGTGCGTTCTGTTTGTACTTAAAATATTTGACATTAGCTTTTAAATGTTTATCTGAAATCTTTAGCCAACTCTCATTTACAGCAGGAAGGAAATTATCAACAAAACCTGCCCTGCTTTCATTCAATAAATATTTATTAGACAACTCATTAACAACTTTTGCTTTTATTGCATTAACTCTTTGATCTCCTGGATCAAGACCAATAATGTCTTTTGCGACAGCGTTATACTGCCGAGTCATTTCACTATTAACTTCTAAACCAGCAAGTTCGGAGAGCCTTTTCTCCATTGCAACCCGTCTGAACGGATTGACTTGATCCATCATTAAAGCTGCTTCCAGATTATCCTTGGCTACCTTCTTCTGAGTTTCAGTCCATTCCTGACCGCTTTCTAACTGCTGCTTTTTAATATTATAAATTGCTTTATCAACTTGATTCTTGCCTTGAGTTTCTTGAACACTTTTATAAACCTGCGCTCCAGAACTAATAGCTCCAGAGACTTGCTTCATGGCGTTCGACCATTCAGTAAAGCTGTTATACCCTTGAACATTTTGAACATTTCCACGCTGAATAATATTGACTCCTTTTACCTGCGGAGCCATTTGAGGCTGCGCTGGTGCGCCAGGTTGCTGTGATCTAAAGCTAAGGAATTTAGATACTGGCTGTGCAGCAGGCTTTAATTGATTCTTAGGAAGTTCTTTGACCATTTACTTTAAAGCGGCGTAAGTACTAGCACCAGTAGAAACACCACCAGCGAGCGAGCCGACAATCGCCGCCCCCAAGCTTGGAGCGCTACCAACCATTGAAGGAGGAACAGCAGAAATAAGTGTTGGTAATGGTGTAAATGGCTGGATTGGATCTTGATATTCTTTTTGCTGATAGAACTGTTGACTGTTGTATTGGTTTAAGTATTTAGTAATAGCCCCTGCCTGCTTATTCGTGTATTGCCTTTCTTTGAATCCTTGATTGATATTTTGTAGAGTTTCAAAATCACCTACTTGACGGCTGTAATCATTGATCAAACGGTCAATAGATTTACCACCAGTCGCACCAGCAGCTACAGCACTTTTTGCCTTTAATGCTTGAACTTTGTACTGCATAAGAGAAACAGCATCAGCCATTGCTTCTTGCCTAAATGCCTCGTTATATGCGGCACTTTCTTGCATGTAATCCGCACCAGCAGACGATCTAACCCTTCCAACTTCTTCTGCACTCGCTATAGCTGTACTTAGTTCGTAGTTTCTTAGTTGATTTGTATAAGCAAGTTGTTGTCCATAATTAATTCTTTCTTGCCAGAATTTATATTGATTGTTTAAGTCAGCTTGAGATGCTTGTTGTCTTGCTGACCACCTAGCAAATTCATCAGAAACTTTCTTGTAAGCAACCTGATTAACGTAATCCTGCTTCTTCCCTTGATACGCAAGAAGTCCACTTAAAACACTTGAACCTCCAGCAGCGTAAGCAGCAGTAGCAGCAGTAATGGCAACCATTATGCAGCCCTCCAGAATTGACAGAACTCTGCATTAAATGGGCCAAATGGTTCTGGTTCTGCAACCGTGAAACCTAAATACTTAAGCCATCTAATTGACATTTTGTTTTTAGAAAAAACATGATTACCGATTGGCTTGCCAACCTTTTCTAAACAAGAGTCTACCCACTTACGACCCTGTAGACAAAGTTGTAGTCGGTGATTCTTTGTGGCTGCTATTTCTTCTGTCCCAAGCATCCAAATTCTATCTCCAGTAACACCTGTTAATCCTACTGGCATACCATCGTCTCCTTCGATCCCACCACAGATCTCGCTATGAGCATAACTGTAATGTATAGCTTCTTCTGGAGTTATACCATGACTCAGCATTATTTCCTCTTGATCTTCTATTCGCATGTGTAGAGCAATATGCTCTGCAAAACAATTTGTAGGAGTAGGAATAATTCTCATCTCAATGCACTTGCCTTTCTTGTAACTAATGCAACCCACTCACAAGTAGAGAATTTACATGGATGAGCAGTATCATTTTTTATCTCAACAACACACCTTTCTCCTTTGGACATAATCGGAATATTAAATACTCCTTCCTTGTATCTGTCGTCATCGGTGCTATATCCACCAGCAGGCAAAGTACTTGTAACTAATGATTCCCTAACTCCTAAAACTGTTCCATCAAATTTGTAAGTAGAAGTATCTCTTCTCTCCGCAGTTACTTCAATATCAAAGTAAGCAGTTTCGTGATAACGAAGTTTGGCATGTCTTACTTGAGTACGTTCAACATTAGCTGCTGCTTTTCCTCCTCCAATCTCTTTGTAGAGTTTGAACCTGGTGAACCTATATCTAAATTCATAAGCTTCACCGAAATAAATAGGTTTATTCCTCCAATCACCACTAGCAACCATCGAAGTACCGGAAGTAATCGTAGAAAGTAAAACTCCACCAGTAGAAGAAGAACTAAATCCACTCCAGGCTTGTGTTGTAGCTACTGCGGTATAAGGCAGAGTCCAAGTGGTTGTCTGAGTATTAGCGTTGTAAGTTCCATTCGCAACTCTCATTGCCGTAGGAGTTTCAGTCTCAGTAGAAACTCTTCGATCTAAAAGCAATGGATAAGGAGAACCAGTAGGAGGTTCAGGACTTCTATCCTGCGCTGGCATTCTCTCTAAATAAATCTTCGTGCCATATCGAACAAGACAAAACAAAGTTTCTCTTACGCATAAGATTTGCAGGATTTCATCTGCTCCTGCAAAATTCCAATACGACCAGCTTGACTGCGCTCTCTCTACGCTGTTTCCTGAGCTTCTTACGAAATACTTATAGACATAAATACGATCCTTGAATCCTGTCTTATTACTAACAGCGAACAAGGCATTACTTGTATCATTAACAGTTACTTTGTGAATACTACTTGGCACAAAAGCGGAGACATAACCACTTAAATCTTGTGCATCAGCAGTTAATGCCGTACCCGCACCTCTAACACTAAATTCTCTAAACTGTGAGAAATCACCGTTAGCTTGAGCAAAGATAATACCACCGCCTGCCAGTTGTGGCCTGACATTTGTATCTATTTCAAACTGAGTTAGAACTGTTATCTGCGCTGTGGCTGGAGTAAGAACTGTCTCTGCTGCGTTAAATCTAAACTGATATTGTGAACTAAAAAGTATTAACTCATCCTGATAAGGAACTGCATACTTTAGAACTGATACTCGGTTATTACTTGCAACAACATCAATTGGATCAGTATCTAAAACTGCTGTAACTGTTTCAGGGAAGAAATCAAAGAACGATCTAACCCTTGAAAGAATGACGTTTTCATCTGAAAGGAAACCTAATCTGTTCTTATAGATGAATATGTCATTAATTGGATAACCAATAAAACTTGGATCTGGAGCAGTTGTTGTATCACCCGAAATCCGTTCACCCCAGGTTGGAATTACTACTGTGTTTTGTGTTGTCCCATTAGCAGGGCCAAAGTAAAAAGTACCGTTAGGAAGCCTGATCAAGAGATGAGGCATTAGATCTTTGTTGATCTTGTACTTGTCTCCAGGTTTTACCGTTTCACTCCAGGTACCTTCTCCAAATGTTCCACTCTTAGGAAGGAAGGAAACATGGTAATCATCAAAAGAGTTTCCTGGATCACCTTCAATTGTTACTTGATAACCAGTTGGAGCAACAGTTGGTAACTCTGTAAAAGCCTGAACCTTGTCAAAAATTGCACTTATATCTGCACCACTACGAGCATCGGTTACAGATATTGTGATTGCGCTTGATGAAGTGACATGTATAACTGCACCGCTACGAGCAAAAGATACGCCAGATAAAGATGAAAACCCGTTAATAATATTTTGGGCAATATCCTCGGAACTGATTCTGTTTTCTGTAACCGAGCTTCCATCGCTAACGACTGGGGCAACTGCTGTTGTAACCGTGACTTCTGTTCCATTGACATTAACTCGGTAAGTTTGACCGTATGTCGCTGCCCTCACCCAGATTAGGGCTTCATTTGTGGCAGGTCTTGCAACAGTTGGAGCGGTATCGCTCGTCATTGCTGGTACTTTCAGGGTATTGGTAACAAACGTATAGTCAGCAATTGTTACTGCTCTTATCTGTGATTTCGCATCAGTTACGTTGCTTAAGTAGCTATATCCACTTGGAGCGCTGACGGTTTGTTCTGCTCCATCTAAGTCAAATACCTTGATACTTGAACTGGTAATAACTGCTAAATATTCCTCTGTGTTATCCCTTAGAACTTCATGGATAAAACAATCACCGAAATCCGAGTTAGATACAAGAGCTAATGTTTCACTTGGATCTCTTTTTCTTAACCCCTCAACAATTGAGGACATTCCATTGATCTGTATCTCACCTTGAGATGGATCTCTCTGAGCGTCAGGTTGCTGACTGACACCCTGAACAAGATTAGGAATGTTGTATGAAACTAAGCTCATAGTCTGTAAGCAGTACTAATGCGTCTAGTCGCTAGGCCATAAGCAGGCTCATAAGTTGGGAATGGTAGATAATTTCTTCCACCTGTCAGTATGTTTGGCTGATCGACTTGCTGTTCCATTCGCTCAAGAACAGCTAATGCGTCTTGCTCATCTTTTTGCGTATATTTAAAGAGGGCTTCAGATCCCAACATCCGATCTGCAAATACTCTTGCTGATCTAATAGTTACCCATCTATTAAAAGGTTCTGGAGCTTCATCCCATGCAAGAAGCCAGATAACATCAGCCTTTACTTCTGTAACCGTAGATTCCATTGTATATAACCTTTTTTCTGTGTCGTATAACTTCTCTCCTCTTTGCACATAACGCCCTGCATAAAGATATGGATCTATTGCAAACTCAGAAATATTGGCAGGTATTCTTATTTCATTCGTTGTGTCGTCTTTAGTGAAGGGATAATTGAACTCTGTATTCCAATGCCAACCTTTACCTTGACCTTCTTTATGAAATTCAAGAAGAGTTCTTTCTGCAACCCTGGCATCCATTACCTGTTCGGTTTCCAGACTGTTGATTGGTTGCTCGCCTATATTTTCCAACAGAACATTTACCGCATTTAAGAGCGTTGTCCGTCCAGGAGGAACTGCTTGATTTGCTATTCCCATTAACTATTACAGGGCCGTTGCGTACATCATAAACGACAAAAAAATAAGAGGCCAAATTAATGACCTCTTTTTCTTTTCTTTCCTTAATAAGTTTACTAAGGAATAACGATTTTGGTTGCAGATTCCGCTCTAAGAACTCCCATTCCTAGTGCTTGCCTTGCGACCATAAGATCCGCCTGGTGCTGAACCTTGTACTCATTTCCAGTCATCTGTAGTTGAGGGCTGAGAAGAGTAACAACTCCAACGGCTTCTTTGTTGAAGATCAGACCCTTTGTTTTGCTCAAGTTCTGAGCATAATCAGCGTTGTGATCACCAGCTACGTTTGTATATGCAGCCTGAGTAACGTGATTAGAACTGTAAAGCGGTATGCCAGCAACTCTTAAAGTTCTACCATCTGCAATCGTTCCAGCACCACCGAAGTCGGTGTTTATTGCTCTACTTGATTGTGAGATTAGGTAATAATCTTCTGGAGTAAATACGGCATACATATCATCAATGCTTACGTCCTTCTCCTCGAAGGCAACTCTTGCATCAAAGATTGCATTAACTAGAGCATCACCTTTTGCCTGACGAGTGGCAGCACCACCTGTGTAGTCAGTACCAAGAGTAATACCGTTACCAGTTTTACCTGTGTTATGAGATTGAGCTAAAGGCTCAGAAGAAACACTCGCAGCAGCGAAGATCATTCTCGCTACACGCTTGTCATACTCCTTAGCTAATGCACGACCAAGTTCCTTTGTATAAACCTGGCGAACATCGAAGTAAGACATCAATTCGTCTACTTCTAGTACAGCAACATCACTGATCATCAATGCGTCAAGGCTGATGACCTTCTCATTCAAATCAGAAGGATCATTGCCTGTTCCATCAATGGTGGTGCCCGGTTGGTGGTAGCGAGCGAGTAGCTTACCCGTTACTGGGAAGGCTACGGATTTTCCTCCTCGGATGTTCCTTTCCCTAGTTTTTCCTTTGAAAACAGTAGCCGTTTCAAAAGCATCTAAAACCTCGGCAGCACCGAGTTTGAGCATCAAAGCTCTATCCGTATCTAGTCCAGACGCACCCGCACCCCAAGTGGCGGCGGAGCCTCTAATCTGACCAGTACGGCTGAGTACAACAGCCATGAGATTGGTTAGTTAAATTGAAAAATACTTTTTAGATCGCTCATACCATTGCCCTCACAGGTTATCCGCCTAAACGGGCCTGGCGCTTTGGATGCTATCTGTTTAATAAAATATCAAAAAACATCAGATTTCGCCATGATATTTGCAATTTTTTGCTGATAAGCCTCATCAACATCGTATAACCTTTGACCTTTATCGTTCTTTTTATTCATTGCATCTAAGACTTCTTGCTTACTATTGAATCTTTGTGCAGTTGGCTCAGATCCACCCCCGTATAGCTTTGGCTCTACAACTGCATTAGGATTACCCATCATTGACTGCATAGCTCTTAACGCCCATATCGCCGCCTCTTTATTGGTATCAGCGATGTTGTTGTATTCATCAAGCATCCCTTTATCTAAATTTTTACCTGCCCACTCAGTTACTTCTTTAAACGCCTGATCACCTCCAAGTGCTTCTCTGACATCTACACCATCTTGCTCAGTCAATCCTGAAGGTTCGCCTTCTCCCGACACTGAGGACTTAACAAAAGTATCTATCACACCTGTTGATACCTTGAAAACTTCAGCAAGGGCTTCATAAGAATCACTTACATCTTCTCCTGCATCGGCTCGTTGCATAACAGAAGCCATGTCTACTCCCTTTTCAGCAAGAGCAGCTACGTTTTCCTTGCCATAAAAATCACCAGCGGTTTCTGCTGTATAAGAAAGTTCTTGAGTAGCTTCAGCGGGTTCTTCAGAAGAAGGAGTTCCAGGAGCTTCAGTCTCTTGAGACTGTCCCTTCATCTTCTCTAATTCTTGATAAGCCTTGATGACATCTTCTCTTGAAGAGTTCTGAAACTTCTCAGGTATAGAAGACTCACCTTCTTGTATTTGCTCAACAAGTTTCTCTTGACCAGGGGCAATCATGCCCTCTTGTTGTTCTGGTACTGAAAGTTGTGGAGTTTCGGTCATGGTTATTCAGGAGGTTGTTGTTGAGCCATCTGCATGTCCTGTTGTGTTTGGGCAGCATTGGCTATTTTCTGAGGATCGGCCATTCCGCCCTGCATTGCCTGAGCTACTAATGCTTCTTGCTGCTGTTGCTGCGCTTCTGCCATTAGTTCTTGCTCTGACTTAACAAGGCCAACAATGTCGATACCCATTGAATACGCCAAACGCTTAATCATTTCTGACGGCTTGACGTATTGAGACAGGGCTTCTGGCCCCATCGTCTGCCCAAGTGTTTGAGCAAACCTCACTAACTGTTCAAGATCATTTCCTCTACCGATAGCGGCTAAACCAACTGTCATAACTACCTTCACATAATTATCATCCATCTTTGGAACTTTGCCTTCTCTCTCTAAAATATTGAGTTTTCTGGAGACATAAGGATACTGAAATTCACTCGTTAAAATAGAGTAAATAGAACCCAAAGAGTTCTCTATTTCCAATGCTTGTAGCCTTATTTCTTCGGCTGTAACTCTCTCTGCATCTCTAGGATTTGAAAGCATAAATGCCTGAGAAAGTCTTGCTTCTATTTGTTGTTTAGCCTGCATCGCTACTGACATGTCCTGACTCTTTTGAACTTGCAAAGCCAGTACATCATTAGGATCTCCCGTCACAAAACTTCCATTAGGAGCTTTTGCAAGGTCAGCGGCCTTCGTGACCCCTGAAGGTTTAGTCAGAAATAAAATTTTCGAGGAAGCTAATGCTGATTCCGCTACTGCTTGACTTAATGCTTCTACAGTTTGAAGATCAGCTAGAGCAGCAGATTCGACATACGAAACCCCATAGCTTGCTCCATCAATTTTCGTCATTCGCAGGGGAATCCACGGAGAGACATCCACAGGAGAACGACCTTCGGTGCCAGGGATAAGCTTGTTCTTTGCTTCTTGGTGCCAGGTGACTGTATTACCTTCCCACTTGATACACGTATAGATACGGCACCGCTTTTCACGATTTGCTTTTCCAGGTAACTGCTCTTGGCTTTCAA